CCTAAAGCTGTTCCTGTTGCAGCAGTAGTAGCACCACTTATACCAAAAATACCACTAGCTGCTAATGCAGGTATAGCAAAAAACAGAGCAGCAACAGCTAGAACAGCTAGTACTCCTCGTTTACCGCCCTCACCTATAATAGCAGGAACTATATGTATAGTATCGCCTTCTTTGCAATGACGAATTTTTAATTCTTCAGGACTAATCTCTTTAAGATTTTTGTCTAAAAATACAAAACCTTCTTGTATTCCGTTTTGTTGTTGTTCACTAACATACTGAATAAATTTTGGGTGCATTGAATTAATATAGTACCACACATCATAATAATTATTTAAATCAGCTTTAAGATCTAAGCTTTTAAAATATGGTTTAAATACTGAGTGAGGTTTAATATTAACTAACAAGATGTTTTTCCTCAAAAGGTTCAAATTTTAATGCATCAATATCTTTATCAAACCAGTAGATATAGAATCTATTATTAAATCCAACTAGATACTTAAATGCTTGAAAAGCAGCACTAGTCTTATCTTCTTTGCTAGGTATAGGATTAGTAGATCCAGGATGTGAATGAAATATTCCCCAAATATTACCATCATGCTGTACTAAAGCAGCAGGGTCTAGATAAAAATTAGTTTTTGGTGTATTGCTTATATTTTTACAAGAAATATACCGGTAATCAAGCGTAATAATACCTACACACTCTTTTGGATAATCCAGTAGAGCATGGGCATTCATTGCTTGTTTTAGTTGTTCAAACTTTTCCATCTATACATTCCAGTAGTATATTGTTTATAATATCTGCCATAAGGCCCAATCCAACTAGGCTTTCCCAGCATGATTTGTAGTATTTTATCTTTATCTACATATAGCGCACAATGATTTGTAATATTTGTAGAACCAAAACTCATAGTTAATATGTCAAAAGGCTGTAAACTAGTAACTTTTAACCAACTGAAGTCATCTCGAACTACTTGAGCTCCCAGCTCGAATAACGGTTGATTAGTTTTTTGAAACCAATCATCATCTACAATATTACAAAAATCATGAGAAGCTAAAGGTACGTCTATGCCTAGTTCTTGTTTAAGCACATATCTGCACAGATTAAAACAATCTATTCCTGTTTCAGGGTTTTCACCTAAGTGCTGATATGTAAAACCTACATATTTATTATACCAGGTCATGGTGCCTATATACAGCGTAAATTCGCTGTCTCCAATAATCATTTAATAGTGATAAAGTAGAAGTTCTACCTTCTTCTATATGTAGTATATTATTAGGTAGTAAAAATATAGCAAAGTGAGTTGTTAAATTACTTTTATCTGACTTGAATACTATTAAATCATAGTTTTTTGCTTCTGTCAACGAAACTTTTTCAGCATACTGTTTTGCCCATTGATCTACTAGGTCTACTGGGTATTCTCGCATCCAATGCCGTGAAGGCGTATAAATAGGCAACTCTAATAAAATATTTAACTCTTGCTCGTATACAACACGAACAAGAGTTATACAATCTAATACACCATATTGATGTGGTAAGCCAATATACTTAATAATATTATTCATATTATGATCTAGGTACTGATCTGCCTACTCCAGGAAATGCTCCAAAATTAACTGTATTATTTCGTAGCTTGCATGCAGCAAATGATTTAGCACACACATCTTCTGTAGCATTAACAGTAGTCTCATTAGATGCTGTAAAATAACCATTAGCAGTTATAGTAGATCCACCAATAGTACGTATAGTACCTGTTCCACTCTCAGGATACTGACATTCAACGCCTTTATATTTCCATTGACAAGTGTTTTTATAGTATTTACGTTTAGGTGCAGTAATTTTAAAATACTGAAGCCAAGAAACTAAACCAAAATTAGCTACAAACTCACTTAAACTCTCTAACTGATTAATCTTATACTTATCTTCTAAGTAGCTTTCTGGGTCTGCATCAGCGTTAATAATATATACTGCATCATCTAGAGTGGTGCCTGTTGTAAGGGCGCTATCTAGCACTAAAGTATCATCCACAATAGCTGTAATAGTAGCTGTGTCTGTACCTCGAGAACTGCGTACTGTATCTCCTACGCGATAAGGAAGAGAGTTTTTAACTGTTACATCTGTACCACTTGCAGAGACTACTGTGCTATATTCTGGCCAAAAGTCTAGAAAATTAGCAAAAGTAGTTTTAATCTCTACTACGCCACCTAGTAAATCACGAGAGTCAAGTTTTTGGCTCTTCCAAGTGCCATTAACGGCTAAGCTTTGCTCACGCGTAAAACTAGCATTTGCTGTTCCATACTCGTTTACTATATCTACGCTATAAGCTAAACCTTGGTTACGTGCTGTGGTTAGTAACGTACGTTGAGTACCTGCAGGTAAGCTATCAGGATCTACGTCTACAGTGCGAGGATCAATTCCGTGTACTAACTCGCCGTTTACATGAGCTAACACAGAGTTAGATGTATTATTACCAGAAATAAACGGATCTTCAACAATAGTAGAAACTAGATTATCGCCGTTAAATATAGTAATAGTAAGCTCATTTATTCTACCTTCTGAGCTTTGATCAAGAGTGGTAACGCTAATGGGAAAAGGAACAAAGCTAGTTCCAGCATAAGTTACGTTGTATAGTAAATCTTCGGCAGTATCTCCTACAACTTCTGCAAAACGATAAGGAAACCCGTTAGGCCAAGCTCTTCCCGTACCATCACCAGTAGGATTGCCTGCATCATTAGTAGGATACCACTCACCTGGATAATAAATAGAATACAGTCTAACTACAGGATTTTGTGTAAAAGCATTCTTTTCTGCAATAAACGTACTAGGAGTGACGGCTGATACTAGAGCTACTGCCGTCATAGTATTGCCACTCATAGTATTAGCTTGAAAAGGAACAGAAGTAGAGTTTAATACTCCATTAGCAGTACCCGTTATATTAATTACGTTTGAATGTACATACTCTGTGCTAGAAAACTCTTGAAGCAGATTTGCAAGTTTTACTTTTAGCGTATTGTTAGTAACATCTATGCCAGCAATAGTAGCCACAGTACTTGTGGTATTTCCTACAAGCACATTACCGCGCTGAAAAGCACTAGCATCATTAACAGTTAAAATAACATCATAAGTACGCGTAGCCATTAATCAAAAGTCTCTTGTAAACGAAAGTTAATTGTATAAAAATTTAATAATGCGTTAGCATCAGAAGAATAGTTGTGTGATACCGAAAGCGGTCCTTCAAAGCGTACAGTAACATTTCCAGTAGTATTAAGATGTTCAAGATCTAGAGTAAAAGATTCAAACGATCCACTACGTGCATCATAGAATGATTCAATAGCTTCAAGCTCTAAACCGGTAATATTAGTGTAGGATAGATTATATAGTCGCTTAGGACGACGAGATCTTAATCTACGTTTTTCATAGCCTGCATCAGATTCAAACGTAATAACATCATATGCACGATCATAACCATAACCACGATCAGGTTTGCGATCTCTCATATCAGTAAATGTTGCAGTAGTAAAACTTCCTGTAGCATCATTAGGATAAATTGCCATTATAGGTTTCCACTTCTTAAAGTACGTCTAATAGGTCCATTGTTAGCAAGGTCACGAGTAATAACATCTATTACATATTTCTCACCATCGAATCGTGGCTGTTCAGCTTGTACAGACTTAGCAGTTCCTTCATTTTTAAAGTTAATGATAGGAGCTGAAGTAGGCATTTGACCTGTAGCATTTAATGCTTGTAGAGCAGGTGTTCCAATTTCACGGGCCATTGGCTTGCGAATTACAAATTCGCCAGGCTCGAGTAATGCCGGGACACGGTCCCGTAACTGACCACCAGAAGCCATATGTACCATTCCACCTTGTGCCATACCGAATATACCACCAAGTATAGTACCAAAAACAGATCCTACACCGCTAAACAAGTTACCAAATATACTACCAAAACCAGTAAATATAGATGAGAATAGTCCACCACTACCAAATATGCCAGTAAACAGATTAGCTACTGCACCGTTTCTACCGAATAATCCAGAGAAAAACTCTGATACACCACTAAATAGGTTTGAAAATAAGCCGCCCTCACCTGAACCGTTAATAGCATCTTTAAAAAAGTCACTAGGCCCATCAACTATTTGCACTAGCAGAGCACCGTTTCTAACTTGTGCATTCTCAATTCCGGTAGTTACGTCTACACCTAAAGCACCAAATAGT